CTATTGTGGAAGTGGCGCAATTACTCAGGTGGCAATCCTCACCATCATCATATTCACATAAGTTTCACAAAAAAGGGCGACCATGATCCCATCGTCTTTAAGATTGCGAGTCTATAAATGAAAGTATCATCTAAACAAATCCTCATGGCTATCACTGGATTCCTAGTTACATGGCAAGCCACTAACTTTGATCTTGATTATCGCGCCATGCTTTCATCCTTTATTGCATCCGGTTTAGCAGGAGCAGCACCTAAGTCGCCTAACGCATGAGTGCGATGGATTGGGCAGGATTAGCCTTGGCAATGGCAACCCTCATAGGGGTTTTCCTATCTGCTCTCAGGTTCTTAATTCTCCATTATCTAAGCGAACTTAAAGAAAATTCAGGCTCATCGGTCAAGGATCAGGTAACGCGACTCGAAACACGCGTGGATGAGATTTATCGCATCCTTCTCAATAAGTCGCTATCCTAATACCAGAGCGGGGGTTCAGATGACAGATCAACCTAATGAACCGGATTATATTCTACTATCTGAGCCTCTAACTCCAATGCTCCAAATGGCTCTTGAAGCTGCTAGGTTACTAAAACATTATTGCCGTGCAGGGTTCACTCGTAAAGAATCAATGGAATTAGTTTTAAGTCAATTACCTGAGTGGAACTTTCCAAATCCAGAATACATTGAGGAAGATGATGACGATGAGTTATGGGAAGAAGATCCTCAAGAGTTAAGTTTAGAGGATGATGACTCAGACGACTAAGACGATAGTTGTCATTTCAGATTTACAAATTCCGTACCATCATAAGAAGGCAGTAGCAGCTCTTATTGATTTTGTCCGGCGAACTAAACCCGATGCACTTGCTTGTGTAGGCGATGAGGCTGATTTACCAATGGTTAGCCGTTGGGAGGATTCAAGCCGTGGCGAATACTCAACAGCATTGCAACGCCATTTAGACGACACGCACGATATATTGGCTGAGTTTCGCAATGCACTTGGAGCCAATAAACCGTTTTGGTTAGCCCGATCAAATCACACAGATCGACTAGAACGCTACATCGAAAGAAAAGCCCCTGCCGTTAGCGGATTAAGGGGTTTTACGTATCCAGACTTAATTGGGATTGATGAACTAGACATAACATTTAACCAACACCTAACCGAAATTGCTCCAGATGTATTACTTGGGCATGGCGATGAAGGCAGCATGAGCCAAGTGGCCGGAATGACAGCTGCAAAACTCATGGATGTAACGGGCAAGAGCATTGTTTGTGGCCATTCACATAGGCAAGGGCTTGTGTGGGCTTCTAAAGGCTACTCAGGGCGCGTACAGACCCGTTTTGCCCTAGAGGTGGGTCATCTTATGGAAATGGGCAAAGCGCACTATCTAAAGCCCCGTGGGGCTGCTAACTGGCAGATGGGATTTGGCATCTTAGAAGTAACAGGCAAGAGCGTGGTTCCGTTGCTTGTACCGATGAAGCCAAATGGATCTTTTTCATGGCACGGAAAACATTATGGTGGAAATGCTTGACATTGCTTAAACCCTGAGTAAATTTGTATTTACCAACTACTTGAAGGGGTAGAAATATGGATGCAGGGTTTTACAGAGAACTAACATGGATCATCTTAGGCGTTTGTTTTGGTTGCGCCATGTGGTTCCAAGGGTACAAACAAGGCAAAAACATTGGCTATCGGCGTGGCAGGGCTATCGGGTTTGAACGAGGTCGGGCTACACGCAATGATGTCTAAAGATCTTTACGATCAAGCTGCATGCAAAGACATGGAAACTGACATGTTCTTTAAGACTGTGTACGAACTTGAGATCGAGGGAATACCAATTAAAACGCTTCGGCGTGTTTGCGCTTCATGCCCAATAAGAGTTGATTGTGCTGAGTACGCTTTTCAGCATGAGCAATATGGAACTTGGGGCGCACTTACTCAAGAGGAAAGAATTTTGATTCGCGCTAATAATTGGGCGAACAAAAGCCTAGTGCGATTGGGTAATGAGTTGTCGGAGTTAGGCATTAACATCGCTGAGATAATCACAATGAGCAGACTTAAACCACAATTCTATTCATCTGGATTACATAGAGATAGGGGCAGGAAAGATGTTTGATCTAAGTCAATATGAGGATGTACAGGCAAGACTTGAACGATACTGGAAGGCATATCCCAATGGCAGAATTGAAACTAATCTCACGCACCATATTCGACCAGATGGGCGTGTTGAATGGGTGTGTCTATCGTCTATCTATCGAGATCACGGCGACATTCATCCGTTCTCAACTGGATGGGCAACTGAAATTGAGGGAAGCAGTCCGGTCAATAAAACTAACGCAAGTGAAAATTGTGAAACAAGCGCAATCGGTCGTAGCATCGGAAACGGCATGGGAACACCTATTGGCAAACGACCATCCCGTGAGGAAATGGGAAAAGTCGAGCGTGTAAAAGCCGGAGAACAGGTTAAAGGCGATGTCTGGGCTGATAAACCTGCAAGTGAAACAGCTGCACTTGAAGCCTTAGCAACTCTAAACCCTCAAGTAATAGTTGAGCAAGGCAAAGAAACATGCGACCATGGAGTTATGGTTTACAAAACCGGCACTGCCAAAACGACTGGCAAACCTTGGGCGCGTTGGGATTGCTCATGGGATAACAAAGATTGCTCTAAGTGGGTGAATATTAAATAATGGGATGGGTAGAAGTATTAAACGCGGATGGTACAAGCGTAGTACTGGGGGCTGACACACACTCAGGGATGGTCGATATATGCGATATGTGTAACCGACCTTATGACCCGCTAATGTCCAAGCATGAATTGAAACATGTAGAGTATTTGCATGAGGATACTGTTCTTGCGGATATTACAGTTAACACTTATGAAGGTGGAACTGAACAGGCTTACATGTGGGTTTGCGATCAATGCCACTCTAGGAATATACGATGAAGGTTCTTAACCTTTATGCTGGCATAGGCGGTAATCGCAAGTTGTGGAAAGATGTTGAAGTAGTTGCAGTTGAACATAATCCTCAAATTGCAGCTATTTACGCTGATTTGTTTCCACAAGACACATTAATAATTGGCGATGCTCATGCCTATTTACAAGAACATTTTATGGAGTTTGATTTCATTTGGAGTAGTCCACCTTGCCAAACTCATAGCAATATGCGCCAAAATCTTAGGGTTAGATTTCAAGGTGTCAAGCCAATGTATCCAGATATGAGCCTGTACCAACAGATCATATTTCTTACAGCAAACGCACAATGTAAGTGGGTTGTTGAGAATGTTAAGCCATATTACAAACCCTTAATAGAGCCTACAAGCAAGTTGCAACGCCATTTATATTGGGCGAATTTCGACATACCTCATCAAGATTTCCCAACTGAAACATTAAGGGATGCACAGATTCCAGAGTTGCAGGAATTATACGGATATGATCTATCTAAGTATAAAATAAGCAACAAAAGGCAAGTGTTAAGGAATTGCGTTCATCCTTTAGTTGGAGAATACATATTGGGGGTTGCATAATGAAGCATCTTTACACCTTGCGTAGAATTGGATCACACACTAATTGTTCTAATTGTGATGCTTTTACAAATACAAACACTTATGAACGAGATGATGAACTGATTGTGGACTTATGTAATCGTTGCCAAATGCAGGAACACGCATGAGCAATAAAGGGAACAAATACAAGTGCATGGGATGCAAAACAGATACAGAACATGTACTGCAATCGACCTTGGTTGATATGCCAGCCGGACTTAGTGAAGCAAGCTGCGAGATATGTGGATCATGGAGAATTGTTATGACCGACAAGACTCTTGCACAAGCGTTCATGGATGCTAAGAAGTTCTAATGTACGATGAATCCCAAATCCGTTGGTTCGGCTATTGGTGTTCATATTGTCAAATCTATACTTGGATGGCGCAGTTGCTAGACAGTGAAGCGGGGATGGTTAACTGCCGGCGTTGCGCCTATCCATCTGAAAGAAAAGGGGCGTGTTATGACCACGAACAATTCACCACAATCGTTATCGATGCCATGGGGGATAGATCGCTGTAAAGGTTGCGGTAGTTGGATATGGCAATCAGATGGATGTGTCACATGTTATGTCCTTGAGTTGCATGGGCGTGGCGGCGTACCACAATTTAAGTCAATCGCTTAACATTGACACTCGACCACTACAAGTCTTAAAACTGTAGGCGCGGATGACTAAACGCGTGTCGCCCGTTAGAGGGGCATTTTCCACCTACACCTAGTACAGTCCGAAAGTAGGGAGTTACTTACATGATGACTAACACGAATCGCCTAGCATCGCTTAAATTGTACTTAACACATGGCGCGATTTTCCGTGTAGCCGTGTTGTCTTTAATAGTAGTGATCTTATCTATTAGTACACCAGGTCAGGCTCAGGCTCTGACCAACCAACAGGTACGAATGAAGTACCATCTTATGCTTATCTCAAATGATTATCCTGAATATCAATGTTTAGACCAAATAATATATAAAGAATCAAGTTGGACATACCCTAGCAAATCGAATGGTTCCCACCATGGACTCGCACAAATGCGATCAGAGTGGTATCGATCGCTTAGTTGGCAACAACAACTTAACTACTTTAAGAAGTATGTGAATCATCGCTACGGCGATGGATGTAAAGCGTTACAATTCCATAAGAAACATGGGTGGTTTTAATCAATGTCTGATAAGTACTTAGGTAGTGGCGAATGGAAGCGTAGGCGATTGCTTGTGCTCAAAGCTGCTAACTATGAGTGTACATATTGCGGTCAATACGCTAATTCAGTAGATCATGTTGTGCCTAGATCAGTAGATAATTCATCAACAGCACATAATCTTGACAATCTTGTCGCATGCTGCGTTAAATGCAATTCATCTAAGGGGGGTCGTTTTTTTAGGGAGCGAGTTCTACCCCCCCTTGCATTCCGAGAATCTCTCTCCATTGTGCATAAGTCGCCATTTCAAACCGAAGCGAACTGAATGGAAACCGAACTAGACCGAACATTGCTGGAGCCGTTTGATACGACCTATCTTGGTCAAATGCTCCCCCGAATACACACACCCATTCTGGATTTACCTACTAGGGGCGATGAAGTAATTGATTTAGCCAATAAAATTGGGATGCCGCTTATGCCATGGCAAGCGCATGTAATATCTGAGGCAACTAAGTACTATCCAGACACAATGAAGCCAGCGCACAAAACAAACGCGCTATTAATCTCACGGCAATCAGGAAAAACGCACTTATTACGAATGAGGATATTGGCAGGGCTATTCTTGTGGGATGAGAAGTTAATTATTGCCACTGCTCAGAATCGGGATATTGCACTTGAAACATTTAGGCTAGTTGCCAACACAATTGAGGATAATCCATTCTTGAAGGATCAAGTGCGTTCAATTAGAGTTGCAAACGGGCAAGAGGAAATAACAACAAAAACAGGATGCCGTTACAAGATCATTGCGCCGAATGCCGGTGCGCGTGGTTTATCGGCCGATCTTGTTGTTATTGATGAAGCGCGAGAGCTGCAAAATACAGATGCTTATTCTGCAATGGTGTACACGACTCAAGCGCGACCACGCTCTCAAATCTTTATGGCTAGTTCAGCCGGTGATGCTTTTAGCGTAGTTCTT